AAAGAGCTTGAAGAGGGCGAGAAGGAAGAGCCCGAAGAAGCGGACATCGATTTCCTGTTTCCTACTCTGTCGGAGACGCAGAAGAGAATCCCCGGGCAACTGCCTCCCGCACGCCGCATAGGAGCGGGGGAAACCAACAAGGAGGAGTGAGATGGAATACGACATCGTGTGTATTTTTACACCGACCGGAAGAACCTACACCTTTCACAATGTGCAGATGGTTTGCGACAACGAGACCGTTCTCCAGTTTAAGTATTCAGCAATGAGCGATGGTCGAGCCAAGATCGCGACTTTCCCCAAAGCCACACTTTGCGGATGGTCGCTGACCCCCAAAGCCTAGCGACAAGAAAGCAAAGGACGGTGATGATCAGTGCGCTATGACGCGGACAAACACCAAGTAAGTTAACCAGGGCTGCGGCTGGAAAATAACGCGGATCGCAATCATAGGGCAGTGCAAGCGGAGAGGAGACCGCCCCGTGATTGGATATGTATTCGTTAAAAGTCACAGAGCACAAGCTTGACGAGTTCGAAATCACCGAAGGCTGGAGGCCTGTCTACCACTCAGTTGAACAGGTCAACGAGTTCAAAGCCTACATCGAAGCCATCACTAAAGTAGACAGCAACACCCGCAATTCCTACATCACAATCACCAAGAAACTCACCGGGAACAGACAAGACGAAATCCGCCGCTGGATTCAGAATGAGCAACTGCTGTGCTCTTTCGACTCGGGATACTTTGAGTCACGCTACGCATACATCTGCAACGAGAAGGCCGAGATTTTTAAGTTCCAAAACCGAAAGTCTCAGGAAGTCTTCGACTCGGTTCTTGCGATGTTCGACGACCTCCAGGTTGCAATAGAAATCCTGGCGATCAAGGGCCGACAGGTTGGGCTCTCGACGAAAGTAGCCTTGAAATTCCTGCAGCGTCTTCTGTTCATCCCGCACACACAAGCCGTGATGGCATCGGTGCAGGCCGACAAGTCGGAACTGATCAAGCGCATCCTTTCGATCTGTTTCGACCGCTTGCCCTGGTGGCTGATCCCTCGGCAGAACACCGACCGTATAAAACTTTGGACCTGGGAGAACGGTTCGGTGCTGTCGATTCAGTCGGGCATGCAGGCGACCGGCGTAGCGCAAGGCTGGACCCCGACGCTAACCCACATCAGCGAACTCGCGGACATCCCGAATCCGAAAAAGACTATCGAAGAAGGACTGCTGAGAGCCACGCACCCTTCCCGGAAACTCTTCCAGGTGTTCGAAGGCACCGGGGGCGGCAGCACCGGCTGGCTTGCCGACAAGTGGCGGTCTTCCAAAGAAGACTGGCCGAAAGGAAAAGCCCGTTTGTTCCCGCTCTTCATCCCGTGGACAATGGCGCCGGATCTGTACCCCGAAATCGACTGGCTTCGAAAGTTCCCGATCCCCGAGCGGTATGAGCCCTGCAAAGAGACGCGCAAGAACACGCGCCGCTGCGAACTCTACATCCGCAACACGCCGGTCCTTTCTGAAGTGTGCGGCTCCGAGTGGAGGATGCCAATCGAGCAACAATGGTTCTGGGAGTTCAACTACCTGGAAGCCGTCAAGAGCCACACGCAAAAGATCTGGCTTGCGCAGATGCCGGCTGACGACTACGAAGCGCTGACAGGGAAAAACGATCTAGTGTTCGACCAGGAAGTGATCGAAGTTGCAACACGGGAGAGGAAGCGCGACTTTCGGTCGTATGCGATCGTCGGCGATTCAATCGTAGAGGAGTTCGAACCTCACGAAGCAGAAATTGACTACGAAGAACCTCGCATCCATGTCCCATGGGAATCCCACAGGGGGCAGAAGTACGAATGGACGATGGTGCCCCTGCTACCGTTCAACGAAGAGGAAGAACGCAATGCACTAGACAAAGTTCTGGTTTTCGAGGAACCCATACAAGGCTGCGATTACTCGATTGGGATTGACACTGCAGATGGGCTCGGGAAAGAAGACGAGGAACGCGCTGTTTGCTCCATTTCCCGGTACGGGGGAGAAGGGAATCCGGACATTCAAGCCTGCGAGCTGACCTCGAACCGGATGAACCCGCCGCAAATGGTAGGCTTCGTCGCCTGTCTCGCGGCGTGGTACGGCATGGCGGCAAAAGACCCGCGCGGTTGCAAGATCTGCGCCGAACAGCGCATGAGGCCCGGTGACGACTGCCAGTTTCAGCTCAAACTCATGGGCTTCACTTGGCACCACACGATGACCCGCTACGACTCAAAGAAAGTGAAGGAGACTGCTGGCCACAAAGAGGGCTGGTTCTCAAACGCCTGGAGCGTTCCCTTCCTGATGAATCGTTTCATTGAAGCGGTCAACGGGAAGTGGTATAAACCGAACTCGAAATACTTCATTGCGGAGTTGCGGGATCTCGAGCGTAAGATAGCGGCCGGGGGACGAAGCAAAATGGAGCACCAGTCCGGCAAGTTCGATGATCGCGTGCGCGCTGCCGCACACAGTTACATCACCCGACACCACTTCGACATCCTGGCAGAGAGGGCGCAGAAGCGCTACGCGGCGCCAACTGCCAAGCTGCCCGAAGTCAATTACTCACACTGCAACCATACGAGCATTTCCGTGGGGGACTGATGGCTGAACTCTGGTTGCCTTCTCGATTCAAAACTCACCGCAAAGTAATCCGAGTGGTCTTCTACCGCCACGTAAAATCAGGCCGGTTGACGAATGGATTCCCCGATCAGTTCGCCGCTCCCCCTGGATTCGAGAAGATCGTCTGCACAACCGCTGCGGATGTTGACCGCTACAGCCAGAAGCTACGTGAGCAAGAGCGCCGCGACGAGCAGATGACCGACGAGCAGCGCGAAGCAGTCGAGGGGCCGATTCGGGATTACGTGCGTAAGGAACTTGTGACGCGCATGCTGACCGCGCGAAATCAGATCAACCGGGACTTCTGTAAGTGGGCGCTTGACCGCATGGATGAACAGGAACGACGCCGGAAAATGAAGCGCGAGACGTTTATGCACATCGAGGGATTCGAGGACGGAAAATGAGCGGAACATCAGCCGGAGGTAGAAAAATTGCTTTTAAGCACGCAGAGCGACGTAAGCAAAAAAACTGTTGTTGGACAACGGATGAAAACGGCATTGTCCACATACCGCTTGGTCACGGATACGTTGCTTTGATCGACAAGCAGGACGAGATAGAAGCAAAGAAATATCTCTGGCGATCACTCATCACCCCCCGCAGCAAAACCGTTTATGCAAGCGCACACTTACCCGGTACAAGAGCGAGCACCATTAAACTCCATCAAGTTGTGTTGAGAGTAGATTCCTCAATGCAAGTGGACCACAAAAATGGTGATGGTTTGAATTGCGTTCGGTCGAATTTAAGGCCCGCGACTGGATCTCAGAACTGCTCTAATCGTCTGTCTCGTGCAACTCTCAGCCCTTACCGCGGCGTCATCCCAAAAAACAATTGCGAGCGATGGGAAGCCTACATAAAAGTTGATCAAAAAAGGAAATATCTAGGCTTGTTTACGAGCGCTGAAGATGCTGCGCTAGCATATAATAACGCGGCTCTGCTTTACTTTGGAGAATTTGCCGTATTGAATGAAATCGCGGAGATGCCATGAGTCAAGAACTGGAAAGTAGTTGGCAAACGCCGCCTTTTGAAGCGTCTCCTTCCGTGAGATTGGGTTGGATTGAAGAGCAAATCCAGGAAGGCGAGGGCTTCATCTGCGGCCAGAAAGCCTACAAGAATCTCGACCGCAACATGCGCATCTTCGACGGCATTTTCAACGAAAAATCAGGCTCTACGCTCTGTTCCAACTTCCTGAAATACAACATCCGCAAGTTCGTCGAAACGATTTCGGAAGTGCGCGAGATTGGCATGTTCGGTTCCGATGCCCCGCAATTCAAACAGCACGCCGAAATGGAGAACAAGGTTGCCAAGGCGATCTACCTCGAATCGCAGTACCCGCGGCAACTCCGGAAGACACTGCAATTCGCCTCTGTGATGGGAGTCGGCTACCTCTGGCCGAAATGCAAAGCGACAGAGTACGGTTTCGGCGAACGCCGAATCATCTTTGAGCCGCTGGGAATCCTTGACGTCGTGCCCGTGCAGGTTCCCACGAACAACGATATCCAGGAAGCCTACGCAGTCACGATCTACGAGTACATGCCAATTGCCGAGGCCCACGGGCGATTCCCACTGTTTCAGTCTCAACTAAAGCCAGTCAATCAGGTCAGCTATAATTCGCGCCTCCAGGCACGCCGTTCCGACTTCGCCGAGAGATTCCATTACGGCACGCAAGAACGCAATTGGGGAAATCTCTACTGCGAAATCCGCTACACGTTTGTGCGTGACATCCGGATAAACAACACGGGCTACGAGATTCCGATGGGGGACCTGAATACGAGCTGGTTCTACAAAGTGCCCTTCGTCGGACAGCCAATCTTCGGCGGAATTCAAAACGGCAAGCCCTTCATGCGGCCGGCGATCAAGGAAGACTGCCGCGTGTACCCGTTTCTGAGGCTCATGATCAGCAGCAAAGGCGTCGACATTCCCATGTACGATGGCCCGAATTTCGATTGCCACGGCATGATTCCTGCAGTGAAATACGAAGTTGACGACTGGCCCTGGGAAGCGCTCGGGCTCTCACTGGTCGACAACGTGGCTTCCATCGAGCAAACGAAACGGAAGCACGAAAAGCACGTTGATCGAGTGATCACAACCAAACTCGATCCCCCGATGGGTTACGACCGCACGGCGACCGGGGGCCCGAAGATAGAGAATTTTGATATCTTCGAAAAAAGCGTTCGGGTCGGCGTCGACGGAAAACCGAAAGACATCCTGCAATCTCTCTTGCCCGAAGAAGTCACCGTGACCGAAATCAACTTCAAGTTCCTGGAACTGCTTTCGAAAATGGAGAAGGAACAGCTCGGAATCGACGACCTCGGCAGCCTCATGAACATGAAGATGAACGTTGGGTCGGACAGCTTCGACAAGGCTCTTGAATCCGTAGGACCAATCGCGAAGGGCATCGCGAGCAGCATGGAAGCCAGCAACGCGAAGGTCGCCTATATGCTGAAATTCATGATCCCGCAGTGGCTCAGCACGCGCCGGATCATGGAATACATTGGCGCCGACAACATCACGCCTGACATTTTGGACTTTGATCCCGATTCTCTCGTTCCCAGCCACATGCCCGACGAGTACGGTCCGGCAAACACGCTGCCCGGTCAAGCAATGGCAGACGGATCTTTCCTTGTGCAGGCCAGTCACTACGAAAAGATCGAGCGAATGAGACATTTCGCAAAAAACCTCCGACTTGTCTCGGTGCCCAGTACGCTCTTGAAGATCACCCAACTCCAGGAACAGCAGAAGTACCTGATGCTCTTCGGGCGGGGATACCCGATCAGTCCTCACACCGTAGCGAAGAAACTCGGGATTGAGAATTACGGGGACATCGACGGAAACACGGAATTCGAGAAGTGGGTCAACTGGAAGAAGCTCGAGCTCCTTCTCATGGCGCAAGCGAAAGCCATGGCGGCGGAATTGGGACTCGGTGAAGAGCCGGGGGCAACCGGAAAGCAACATGCGGGCGGCAGGCCCCAGAGCGACAAGAAACCCCCGAAAACAGTCGTGAAGGATAAAGCGACCGGGCCCCGGCCCGTTCAAAAGACATCGGCGTAATTTATGGACCCTGAACAGATGATTGAAGATAACCACGATTTTCTTGTGACGGAAAGCACGATCAACAAGAAAGTGCCCGCCGATTGCATACTGGACACTTTGCGCGAGCGGAAGATGACCGGCCGCGTGGAATTTCACTTCAACCAAGGGGGTCTGCGCCGGATCGTGGTGGTCGAAACCACCGCGGCAAACGAGCGCCAGAGGGACAAAATCCGACAAGCTTTGGGCATGGAGTGAAAATTAGTCCTTGACAATGAATAGATTGCGGTAGTAACGATACAAGCGCACAGAAGAGTTTCACCGAGACTACGCATCGCCCGCAACGCGGATTCGAGGCGACCTCACAGGCCAACAACCTTGGGGTCGCCTTTTTTGTTGTGACCCCGAATAAGGAGCAAGCATCATGGCAAAGCGAGGCAGGAAGACGAAGATCGTCGGTGGATCCAAGGGTCATCTGCGGAAAAAGGGTCGCAAGCGGGGTCGCAAGGGCGGACGCAGGAAGTAATAACGAATAACCCTTGAGGCTACGGCCATGGCGACGAATCCCGTAGGACCGCAAGCAGCACCGGGGGCCGCTCCTGCAGCCGCCCCCGGGGGCACTCCCCCATCAGGGGCACCCGCCAATCCTGCGCAGATCATGCTGGCACAGATTTACCAAGTGCTGCGCCGGCTTGCACAGGAAAATCCTCCAATGTCCGCTGGACTCCAGAAAGCCGCTGCCGGCATTCAGGAAGCCCAGACCGCGATGCTTACGCAGCCTCGCCCGCAACCTACCGAAGGTAACCCGCCAGTTTAGAGGAGACTAGATGGCAAAAACAGTCGCAGAAATCTTGAAAGAGTCGGGTCTGAGTGAAGACCAGATAAAAGCGCTCGACGCAAAGGCTGTTTCCGCATTCACCACAGTTCTCAGCACCGCCCAAACAGCCGAGCAAGCCGCTGCAAGTGCCAAAGAGGCAGCCGAAACAGCTTCACGCGCGCAGCGTGAGCTTTACGACAATCAAATCGCACCCAGCCTCGACGCCTGGGCCACCGAAAAGGCCAATCTGGAAGCTCAGGCAGCCTTTTACAGGACGCAAAACGAGCAAGCCCGCGCTGGAGGATTCGTTCCGAAAGAAGCTCCTGGCTACACGCCACCTGCCGCAAATCCCAATCCGAATCCCAATCCAGCAGATCGCGGTGCAGACGGCCGCTACGTCGCCGGCGCCGGTCAGGTTCCTGGATCTCCGGCCTTCCTGACGCAGGCGGATGCGTTCAAAGCGCTGAGTAACGCGCAGTGGGTCCAAAACGAATACTTCCGGCTCTTCAAAGAACCGATGCCCGACGACTTCGAAAAGCTTGTCGGTGAATCGGTCGATGCCCACTTGGACTTTCGCACCTTTGCATCCCGCAAGTACAAGTTCGAGGAAAAGCGCACCGAAATCGCCGGCCTGAAGCAGAAAGAGCACGATGACGGGATCCGGAAAGAGACTGCCGCGGCGAAAGACAAGGAGTGGGCCGAGAAGGTCGGTAGTAACCCGAACATTCGAATTGCGGAA